GTTATAATCAGTATCCAGTCTTTGAAGAATTTCCTCATTTTGCACCCATTCATCATACCATTCTGGTCTAAAAAATGTATTGTCCTCATCCTCACTTTCACTTTCATTAGCAATTAAATGAACAGCCATACCAGGTTGAACCACTTGAAATGGGACGTTGACCGGTGTGGGTCGACGATTATCAGTGACAGGTGGGTCGTCATTCCGGGGTAAATTCTGATGAATTTCTTTCAAGTTTTCACACATTTCCAAGTAGGTGCCCTCAGGTATCACCTTGGAAATGTCGTCCAGACATTGCATAACATTACGGAGACTCTCCATGTTTAATTATTTTTTGTATTTTTTCTTACCAACTTAGGTTTCGTATATTCATAGAGTATCTAACCTGTCATCAGAATCCTCTAGCCATCGTATCCTCTTCTCTATAGCCTCCCTGTAACTGGACCTGAAGTCATTCTCTAGGGTAACATACGTTTTACACATCTTCCTAAAATCAACTGGATCAACACCGAGTTCTTCTAAGGTCTTCTCACCAGGTGGAATTCCGTATATAGAATAACAATGCATCTCAACCTTATCTCTTATATTTTGGGTAATACGTCTAATAGGACTGGCATTTTCACATTCCCTGTGTAAATAATTAAGCTGTCCCTGTATAAAATCACTGTCAAACTGTAATGCCTTTTCGAAATAGTGATCGTAAAAGTATTCAAATGTGAGACTGGATGTATCCGGACCCACCGGAAGTATCCGGAATTCGTCGTAGTTGAAGAAGTAAACTGGATCTGATCGTCTATCGTATGCTTTCTTCAAGAGATTACACACTTCTAAGTAGTCACCTTCAGCAAAATTTGTAGAATTTCTATCTATAATTTGCATGACACCCAAAAGGTTGTCCATCTTACTTTTACTTAAAAATAATTTGTCTAAGTAACTTAACGAATGTATAAAACATCCTATGACAAAGGTGAATGTCAGACGGGTATTGTTCATATAGGTTATGGGGCTTTTCACCGAGCGCATCAGGCTGTATATATAGATGATTACATGGAACAGACTGGAGATCTCCGTTGGGGTATAGTAGCTGTTAATCTCAGGAATGAAGGATTTCGGGAAATTGATGACTACATAGTTAAGACGCCTTCATCTTACAGACTTGTTCGATCACATTTAGATTATATCGATTGGACCAAGAATAGAACGATTGCCAAAGCTATGTTAGCTCTAAATAGTGTGCATATCGTTACTATCACCGTGACAGAAAGTGGGTATGCACCATGTTCACCACTCTTCGAATACCTCGCATGTGGTCTCAGAAATAGACGCACACCTATCACGGTAGTATGTTGTGATAACATTCGTCAAAATGGCCTCGTTCTCGAAACACAATTTTTGGCCTATTTATACCAAACAAATCAATACGAACTGGCTGATTGGGTGCGCGAAAATGTCAATTTTCCCTCATCTATGGTTGATCGAATAACACCTAGATCGACCGATTTGTTGCGCACAAATATCGAACACATGTTCCCCGGGTTCGGTGAAACTGCTGTTCAAACGGAGGAGTTTACACAATGGGTCATAGAAAACAAATTCGCTTCTGTTTTCCCCGACCTCACTAAAGTTGGTGTGACGATTACAAAGGATATCGAACCTTACGAAGAGACCAAAATTAGAGTGTTAAACGGTGGTCATACATCACTCGCATACCTTGGTGCACTCTCGGGCTACAAAACTTTCGACGAAGTCATGAGCAATGAGGTGCATAGACAACACTTTAGGCAACTCCAAAAAGATGAGATCGTGCCCTCCCTAGATATTGATCTCCCCTTCGACATTTATGATTATGTAGACAATGTCGAGGAAAGATTTTCGAGTGCCACCAACCTAGACGATCTCGATAGAATCTGTATGGATGGATTTACAAAATTTCACACGTTCGTAGTTCCGTCCCTACGTGAGTGTCTCAAACAGGGTAAAAGACCTGTGCAAATTTACAAGAGCATAGCGGCGTGGTACATCTACTCTAGGAGATTTGCAAGAGGGTGTAAGCGAATCAAATACAATGAACCAAACTGGACTCTTCTAGAACCCCTCTTACGAGAAGGAGCGATAGATCAATTTGTATCAAATGAAAGACTTTGGGGAGACATTCCAAAAACATACATAACATTCACAAGAGATCTAAAGTCTATTCTACTCTCAAATACCTACGAAAAGGAGATTGATTTGTTGGGTGATGATTAGTCCGTATCCGCCCACTCTGCGTGTAACTGTTGCACGTATCTACGAACTGTTTCGTCACTCGTTAATCCCGTCATGGTAGCTGGAACCTTCTCATAGAGGAAGTGGATAACCTTACAAATCTCTACGTAGTCTCCCTCGGGGATGTTCTTCGCATTCTTATCAATCAGGTCCATAAGTTTGTGAAAGTGATCCATCTTTATCTTATAATCTTGTAGCACTACTTAGGTCTCTAAATGATTTGGATGCACTCCCTTTCATCCTCTTTTCGAGAATTTCATATTCTTGGTAGAGGTCATCAACAACGTTTATATTTGTCCCATAGATCCTACCATTTCGAACTTTAAGTCGTAATTGATACATATCGGTATAAAACGTTGAGTTAATCAATTTACCCCGTGATTCCATTCTCGTCACGAAGGAATGTAAATTTTCACACTTCGTTGCGAGAACGTCTAGGCGTTCTTTGGTGTGTCCCAGTTCTTTTGATACCTCGATGTATCTTTTTTCTCCACACTCATTCACCGCCTCTATGATCTCTTTATTCAAGATTCGCTCAGTGAGGCTTTCTTGTTCTCGTGAAACAAGTTTCGGGGCAATGAAGTTGAAGATCGATCGTATATAACCGGACATTGCTTCTTTGGTGTTGGTGGTGGATCTACAGGTACAGTGCAGTAGAGAACTTCCTCCCAAATTTTACGTTGGACGTCGGGGCACAGTGGTTCTGTGGCCCGAAGAAAGGCGATTCTGAGGTCGTCTGAAGCGACACCCGGTATTCCGAGTGGGCGTTTCGAGTGCACAAAAAGATCGTTGATGGGAATCACAAATTCAGTCATTTTTACTTTTCTTCAATAGTCTCTACACTTAGGTTTCGTTCGATCGAAATTTTCTCAAGCTCGACATCAAGCCAAATGCGATAGGGAGCATCCCAAAGTGCCATCTTCAACCACTGATAGGTGTTATGAATATATGTTGGTCCCATACTGATAATAGCTTGGGGAATAGCCTGGAGATAAATCATTTTTTATTAACTTTAGCAGCCTTTTTTTTATGCTGTTTAAAAACATCACACCAAACCCAAACCGCCAACCCGGTATTCAGTCCTATCGTGAACTTTGCGATCATAATATAATATCTAGTGATATTAGAAATGTCTCTCGACGACATACCTAAAAAGGTTCAGTACGTTGTTGTCGATTCCAACTTTGTAAGTGGAACGAACAATACATTTTCCCTGGATCTCACTCTAGAATCAAATACCCACGTCGAAGATATGAGTCGAGTTCTTGGTATCAAGATTGTGGATTTTTACATCACACAAGTGGGTGAAAGTAATGCGAGTGCGAGCACAAATGTAGCCAAGTTTGTGGATATAGTGTGTCCAGAGGTTCCTAAAACGGCACAGATTCTAGATGAAAGAAACGGACAAATTTTGGCAAGGGTGCCTCTTGAGCGTCATTTCTCGGGAAGTAATGATTTTATATTGAGGGACAAACAGTGGAGACGCTTCAATCAAAATACAAATTATTTCAACCCTATTTCGATTAAGAAATTGAACTTCACATTGTATGAACAACAAGATGACGGTGACTATCTGACCCTCAAACCAGATGCCAAATGGTACATGATTCTAGAAATTACCACACAAAATATCAAAGAAAAACCAAAAGATCGTGAACTTCAAATTCTAATGGCGATGGAAAAACTTTTAAAGAAAATTGATAGACTTAATGAAAATGTTGAGAGGTTACCCGAAAAACCTCCAGATGAAAACCCTAAAAAATATTCATTTGGACTTTTAATCACCATTTTAGTTTCATTATTAGGTGGCTTCATATGGTGGGTCAATAAAACTTCTGCGTAAAATATATGGGAGGTAGAAAGGGTCGCAAATTTTCACTCTCATCGTCATACGATGAAACTGACTACTATTTCGAAGAAGAGATGGACATTCAACCCGTTCATCCAACTGTAACACCAAAAAGTGAAAATCAAAAGAATTACAATAGAGCTCTGTATAGTATTAGTAAATCGATGGTATTTGCCATAGGTCCGGCAGGAACGGGTAAGACCATGTTAGCATGTTACGCCGCCATAACTGGATACGCTGACAAAACCTTCAAAAAGATAGTTCTAACCCGACCCGTTGTATCAGTAGAAGAAGACATCGGATACCTTCCAGGAACTTTAGAAGAAAAAATGGATCCATGGACGAGACCTGTCATGGATGTGTTTGGAGAATTTTACAGTCAAAATGATATTCAATATATGATTAAGGAAAAAATCATAGAGATATGTCCTTTAGCATATATGAGAGGAAGAACATTTAAAAATGCTTTTGTGATTGCCGATGAAATGCAGAATTCAACACCAAATCAAATGAAGATGTTGTTGACACGTGTAGGTGAAGGTTGTAAAATGATCATCACAGGTGATCCTAAACAACATGACAGGAA